GACAAATACCATGTAAAACTGTACTGGTGAAGTGAGGCAATCCCTGGAACATTCCATCTTCTATTTCAATGAGATTTGTGCTAGAACCCACGAAAGGATCACTACCTGCCCAAAATGAATCTCTGATCTGGCAGAACATTTTGTTATCAGAAACAACTGTCTGAGCATTTTCTAGAATTGATATTAACTCCTCTGGTATAGCAATTCTCTTCTTTGTCCATAGAGCAAAGAACTGATATTGTAGGTATACCATGTCATTTCCTTTACATATTCTTGATACCACAAAAAAGAATTTACTGACATGATGTCTTTGACACCATCTAGTTGCGTCTGCTGACTTACATATTGTTGTATGTGGTCCTAGTAAAGCTCCTGCTTTCCTCTCATGGGTAGTCATGTATGAGTCCTTCAGTTTGGGATGAGTTAGGCTATCTGAGTCTATGTGGGAAGCTATAGTTCTTGAGATTGTCTCAACTGAGAAGTGAATTATCCTTGCTCTTATTTCAATCACATGAATCTCTCTGTCACCACCATGCTGATCTTTTGGGAAAAGATCACTGTAAATCCAACCTCTCTTGACAAGAGCTTTCATGGAGTATAACAGAAGTTTCAGATAAGATGGTTCTCTATCTCCCTCATCTTTCATATATTTTGTTATGAGCCTTGACAAGGAAGTTATGACTCTAGGTCTCTTTCCTTTTAAATCAACATTATTCTTCCTAATTTCATTAACCCTTTTCTTCCCTTTGGCAATTTTGAATTTAGATTGAAGATCAAGGAATACTTTCTCATGATCCTTACTACTGGCCTTTAAAGTAGCAATATCAACAAAACTTATTCTGGACATTGCTTTCTCACAGTCCTCTATTATGGCTTTATGAGCTGATTTTCCATCTCTATTTACCAGCTTCTGAATCCATAAGTCTGTAAATCTTCTCAGCAAAGCAGGATCCCAACAATGCCTCTTTGGTTCATCTCTCAGTGCCCAGAGTAGTTCGCCTTTGTCCATTATTTCAGTTTTAAACCAGTAGTGTTCTTTACAAACCTTTGCCACTATTTTAAAACTCCTATCCCCAGCCCTCCCTTTGGTCTTTGAAACAACATAACCAAAATAGAATGAATCTACAAGTTGTTCCATGCTAATAGGTTGGTCATGGTAAATGTTTCTCAATCTGAAATAATGAAACTCAGTTTGAAAATCATCATGCATTTCTGATGCATCTATCAGGTCCTCATCTAATGTTTTCCTAATTCTAACTCTTCTTTTGTAAGGCTTCTTTTCATCATAATATCTCATGAGATCAATTGTTCTATTTAAGTAGTATATTGTTAATCTAGATCTACAAACTGTAGGGAGACGTCCAACAAACTCTATAACATCAGATTCAAAATGTTGCAAGGCTCTCATGTGCAAATATCTGTTAGCTGTCATTAGTTCTTCTATGTCTATCTTATTATTTAAAAATGTCAAAAAAATGCCATTGAATGTTTCCCACATAGAGTCTGGCACGTCAATCACTTTTGTACTGAATATTGGAACTTTAAAATGTTTTAACAAGTATAACAATATCCCTTTTAAATATGGCCCTGATTTGATCAAATGCTCAAGTGCTACTTCAGTATATGATAGAATATCACTAACATAGTAGTTCTCAGTTTCATATAAACCTGGACCTAGCCTGCCAGTGTCTAGTTTCTGAGAATAAGACTTATGGAAACAAAAGAACATGAAGACATGAGAACCTGTGCAGTTGAGCATCATGAATCCTTCATAATTAGGTATCTTCTTAATCAGCCATTTCCCTTGTTTAGTAGGAACCTTGTACTCATATGACACCTCTGCCATGCAGTTTGTTATTAAGTCACCAATACAGACTAAAGGAACTGATGATGCCCACTTAAATGCCTTAATACTGAGAGAATCTCTATCCAACATGGCTTTGGCTGCCACTGATAGTTTAGATGAGTTACTGAATTTGAGTTTATCTTGTGTGATCAACTTAGTCTTATGATCTCCTAACTTTATGAACTCTTCTATGTCATCTGTGTTTGACTTCAAGTCAAATGACTTCTTGGATCTGAATTCTTTGTCTATTATCTCTTGTTCGGTAGCTAGAGTTTTAGCACCTACACCAGTCAATGCTAAATACAATCTGTCCTCTTTTGTCAGGTGAGGCTTGTACAAACTCTCCTGTCTAAGATGGTGTTGCATAGTCTCAGAGAAACCTGAGACTGATTCTGATAAGGACATCACCTTAATGGCTGATTCAGATTTATGTAATCTCTCATTATGGTGAGCAAGCCCAAATTGAATGACCTTCATTAGAGTATCTGGTACACTCACATTGTTTCCCATTGGTGAAATTTTACTATATCTTGATGAACCTGTTCTAGTGCAGTACACTAGAGGGAAGTTCTGTACTCTCTTATTGTCACTTCTAGTCCCCACCTTATCAAAATTATGGATGTAATCTTCTATTGCACTTTGAGATGTCTTTTTTGATATTTGCATTGATTTTTTTAAGGTCTTCCTCATGAGTTCAGCTACATGCATATCTTCAACTTCACTATTCTCTCTATGTGATTCCCAGATAAGTGAATCATTCATCCCTCTTGTATTCACTCTTGGCATGTTCTTAATTTCATTCAAGCAATCTCTCACCAATTTAATTCTATCTGATTCTGATGACTCAGAGTTCAAACCAATCCCAGTTAGTTCCTTTATCTGCATCTCCAAATCTAATCCTACTCTACATCTTTCACAGAGGACATCTACTGTAGAGTCATCCAATACTGCATTACTCATCACTAAGTCTTTACTGACTACTATGATGTAGTAATCAGCAACACCTTCTAAGATGCCCTGGTATGCTATCCTCTTAGACAACCATGATGAATTGAGTGCTCCCTGATCAGAAGAACCACAAGTTGCTAGCTCCAGCACTTTGGGAGGATCAGTGATAATACAATCTGGTGTCTGATTTGTATTTA